TTTGTTTAGCTAGCGTGACTTGTGGCAGGTTATATAGAACAAATATGAATAACTTTTCTTCTTTGTATTTTATGGGTATTGCTAAGTCAGGTCAGGGAAAGGAAAACATTAAGTCTTTTGTCGAAACTGTTTTAAATATGTCTGACCACTCTGATCTTATAGTGGGTGATGGCTACACCTCCTCTGGTGCTGTCCATTCTATTTTACGGTATAGGCCAACACAAATAACTATTATGGACGAGTTTGGTAAAAGACTTGAAGCTATTGGATCACAACAAAACACAAATAGAGAAGACGGGATACAAACTTTGATGGAAGCGTGGGGAAGGTGTCACGGCACGCTCAGACCTGATAATTACTCTCTCATGAGTGTGCCTGACCAATATAAGGACCAAGCCATGAATAGAGTGACACACAAGCCTGCTATTACCTTGGTAGGTTTATCTGTTCCACAAAACTTTTACAAAGCCTTAAACTCAGGTCGTATAGCAGACGGTTTCTTAAATAGGTTTTTAGTTATTGAATCTAAGGAACCAAGAAAAGTGCAAAGACTTAAAAAGTTTAGAAGCCCACCTTTAAAAATAGTTAATTGGATTAATTGGATTAGAAGATCAAGATCAGAGTTTGGTGGTATAGAGCTTAATAATGCCGAGTTAGACTTTAACCCTCACATAATTCCCTTTTCACAAGATAGTGAGCAATTATTAGACGAGTTTGCACAAGAAATAGTTAAAAGACAGGAAATATTAGAAAAAGATAACCTTGAGCCTTTGCTCTCCAGAACGAGAGAAAAAGCTATGAGATTATCTTTGTCATGTGCATTAGCCAACAACCCTGACTGCAAAGAAATACCTGGAGAAGTAACTAAGTGGTGTATTGAGTACATTAGATATTACGATCTGTTATTTATAGAAGCATGCAGAGATAAGGTGGCATCATCAGCTATAGAATCAAAAATTAAACAAGTGTTGTCTTTCATCAGATCACGTGGAGATACAGGTATATCTAAGCGTGAAGTAGACAGAGGTGAATTATTTAGATCTATGAAATCTTATGAAGTTAAAGAAATTATAGAAAGACTAAAGAACGCTGGAGAAGTACAAGAAATGGACATTAAAATAGGCGGTAAAGGCAGACCAACTAAAAGACTTGTGGCTGTCGACCCAACATATTATGAGGATTGATTATGAAAAAACCTAGTTTTGAAACTATAGACGATCAAAAAAGAGAAGAACGAGTAGCAGGATATATAGAAGGGGCTTGGGATGTAACCTGTCACAAACTGCCTACAATGTATGGACTAGATTACTGGATAGAATCTAAAGAAAAATGTTATTGGTGTGAAGTAAAATGCAGGACTTTTGGCTATGAAAAATATGACACCTTTATACTTTCTGTTGCCAAACTAATGAAGGGAGCTATGTATGCACAGTCAACTGGTGTCCCATTTATAACCGTATATGCTATGACGGATGGCTTATACTACCATGAATGGGATCCAGATTATGTTTATGACATTAGAATGAATATATCTCCTGATCCCACATATGAGGATGACAATGAACCATATGCTCACATTCCAAAAGATATGATAAAATGTTTAACAGATAAGCCATTAGGAATGGATAGGAGCGAAATAGGATTATGTTAGATAAATTAAAAGTATTAGTAGGAGCAGTAGCACCTACAATTGGAACAGCCCTCGGTGGGCCAAT